TCGCCGTTGGCTTGGGGATCGGGCGGCATCCTGGCCACCTCCGGGGGTTGCGTGCGCGGATCGGTTGACGGCTGCGCAGCGCGGTCGCGGTCGATCTGCGCATCGAACCGCAACCCCACGGGGGGCCGGGCGACCCCGTGCGGGGAACACCCGAGGGCGGCGACCCCGTGCGGGGAACGCCTCGGCCAGCCGACCCCGTGCGGGGAACGTGCTAGCTTGCGCCCAATCGTGCCAACGTTTCGACCGACACGCAACCCTCGGCCAATGCCGGGTCCCACTGGACCGCCAGCAACCGGGCGACCTCGGCGTCGGACACCCGCGTTTCGAGGACGCGGGGCGCGTCATAGGCGGGCACGGGGCCGTCGCGCCTGGCCAGCAACAACACATGGTGCAGCCCGGCCTCGACGACCTCGCGGGCGCCGTCGGTGCCCGTCCGCTCGGCGACCATCTCGAACCCGACCGACCCGCCGTCAATCTCGCCGTCCCGGGCGCGGTCGTAGACGGCCCAGCCCTCGGGCGTGTCGTAGAACTTGAGGACGGCGACGAGTTCCTCGGCGCCCGCCCGCCACTCGATAGGCCGGGCGACCTTAGCCGAGGCCGGAAGCCAGCCCGACCCGCCCGTGTGCCTCGTGGTGAACGGCACCCGGTCGCGGCGGGCCTCGACCGACCGCGTGAACGCATGCGGCACGAACCGCTCGCCTCGGGCGTCGGGCGTCCGCTTGGACGTCTCGCCGTAGCGGCACACGAGGAACGTGGCCTCGCGCTTGGGGTCGTCGGTAGCCCGGCACTCGACGACGACGTTGAGTTCCTCGGTTGCTGTCATGTGGGCGCACCTCCAACTAGGCGCAATCTCGCCGCCTCGGCCGCCGCCGCGACCGCCTCGTCGGCTTGCTCAACCGGCATCGCGGGCCGGTCCTCCATATCGCGCACCTCGTCGACCGTGAGGAACTCGGCGTCGAGGCCGATCTTGTGGGCCTGGTAGCGGGCGAGGGTGTCGGCCCGCTTGAGGCTGTCGAGGTTGATCCGCATGTTGGACCCTCGGGGCAACTCGGCGTCGCACGCCGACTCGACCCGCCGCGCCCACGGTAGCAACGTGAACTCGGCAAACTCGGTCATCCGCGACTCGACGTTCGCGTAGGTCGACCGGTCTTGCGTCGTCCCTAGCATGTACGGGTTGACGCCGAAGATGAGGCACCAATCGACGACCGAGTAGTCGCGCATCTGCGCAAGCTGTAGGGCCTGCGGGTCGAGGTTGATGGCGTGAAATTCGGTCGTGGCGTTGAGCACCGCGACTCGGCGCATGAGGCCACCGTGGGCGCGCATCCACTCGCCCTGTAGTTTCTTGGCCTGCGGGTCGGTCAGGTTCGGCGCGTTGACCTTGAGGTATCCGTTCGGCACGCCCCGCCGTAGCGCGTTGAGGGCAAACCCGCTAATCATCCCGGCGAGGGCGAGTTCGAGTAGGTGCGCGTCGAGGACCGACAGGCCCCGCAACCCGTCGCCCAACATGCCGCGGATCACGATGAGCTCGCCGTCGGCGAACCGGTAGCCCTCGGACACCTCGGGGCCGAGTTCGGCCAGCTCGAGGCTTACGTCGTTGGTCGGCGGTATCACGTACTCGCCGCCGTCGATGTCGATATAGGCCGGGTTGAGCTGCCAGATAGGCGGCGCCGGGTCGTCGTTGGCGTCGCGCTGCGGCACGTACCACACCGATTCGCCCGCCCACAGCATCGACTTAACCGACTTGGCGCGGAACTCGACCGGCGACAGGCGCCATTGCGGCAACGGCCCGCCGTACACCCGCCGGTCGCGCCGTTTTTGCTGCGGGTCATTGATCCACTCGGGCGCCTCAACCCGGTCGCGGCCCTGGCGCACCTGCCACGGCATGCCGCCGAGGGTGTCGGCGATAAGCGACGTGCACCTCGTGACCGCCGGGGGAACCGGCATACGAGGCCACGCGCCCGGCGGCGGGTTGCCCCATAGTGTCTCGGACGGCAGGGCGTCGGGGCCGGCGTTGCCCGGCCCGTCGACCCACCACAACCACGGCTGAGACACTTCCCACCCGTCGGGGTCGTTGATGAGGATGTCACGCCCGGCGTCGGTCGCGTAGTGGGTCCGCACGCCGCCGAACACGCCCGGCGCCTCGGGGCGGCGCGGCCCGCCTAGCCGGTTCGGGGGCCGTCGCCGCATCTCCAACTGACTCATACGAACACCGCCGGTTCCTCGGGTTCGGGCTCGGGCTCGGGGGCGTGCGCGGATGCCCACCGCGCCGCCGACAGGGCGGTCATGACCATCCCGGCGGCGTCGGTGTCCCACGTCCACGCGCCGCCCGTGCCGTGCTTGCGGCGCCGCGCCGCGCCGACCGCCGTGCGGAATAGCGGGTGCGCCCGCAGGCGCGTCGCCGGGCGGGCCGAGGTCAGGTCGTCGTATACCTGCCCGGCGGCGGCGGCGGCGTGCGCGGCCGTCATCTTGACGAGGCGGTCGCCGAGGCCCTTTTTGAGGGCGTCCGCGGCGCCGCCCGCAGGCCCGCCCGTGACGAGGCCGATCGCGCCGCCGTGCGCCTCGACGAGGGCGGCAAGACGGCCCGCCACCCAATCGGCCTGTTCCCGGTCGTCGATGACCTCGGCGACGTCGCCGCCATAGGCCACGATGACCGCCCGGCTATGGTCGGGCATCACCTGGGCGCCGAACGCCAGCCCGCCGGCCGGGGCGAACTCGCCCGCGACCCGTTCGTAGACGTCGGCGCCGAGGACGGGCGGCGACAGCGACGGCACCCACATGTTGAGGGCTTGCTGTAGGAACGCCCGCTCGTCGACCTGACCCCGATACCACCGCAACCACGCCTCGCGGCGCCGGTCCCAATACGGCTGGCCGAGGCGCCACACGCGAGGGTCGTCGAGGTCGAGGTCATCGCCCGGCGGCACCGACCACTCGATAAGCAACGAGTCGCCCGTCTTGACGCGGCGCCGGTCGATGACCGCGAGGGCCTTGGCGCGATACGTCAGCATGAGGTCCGAATCCGAGGTGCCCGCCGTCGACACCAGCCACGATTGCGGCGACTGAGACTCGGCCATCGTCGGGGCGATGCCGTGGTCATACACCGACCGGGGCACCCGCCAGCCCTCGTCGACGAGGGCCATCACCAGCGCGAACGCCACGCCCGCGCCCTCGGTCGCCGCCTGCAACATCCACCGCGACCCGTCGGCCAGCTCGATTTGCGGGCCGTCGTTGGCGTAACGCACCTTGGCGCCGGCCTCGTGCTCGGCCCAACCCTTAGCGGCGGGGAACCACACCTCTTTCGCCGCGATGAGTTTGTGCGCGACGTGCAACACGTCCTGTTGCTCGCCCCACCGCGCCGCGCCCGTGTCGATCCGCCACCCGCACACGATCCGCTCAACCCACGACTTGCCCACCTGGCGCGGCCCCGAGATGACGACCAGAGGCCACACGAGGTCGCCGTTACGGTCGTATTCGAGGGCGCGGTGCAAGATCAGCCGTTGATGCCACCGCACGCCCTTAGACCGGCGCGGGTGCAGTTTGCGCGCCTCGGCCCACTGAATCGCCGCCGGCCCGTAAGTCCCGACGGCGAGAGGATGACGCGGCGTCATGAGGCGAGGCCACTGAAACGCCGCCGGCTTGGCCGGCATCTTGACCGGCCGCCCTTGCCACGACCCCGACGGCACCCGCATAACCACGACCTCGACGGGCCGGGGTTGTCCGGGTTCGCCCTGCGCGGGCGCAACGCGGCAGCTAGCTGCCCGCCCGACGCCTCAGAACACGACCGGTGTTCGGGCGCGAGGCGGTCATCGCCGCCGCCGAGGGCACGGTCGACGACATGCCCGAGGACCCACCCGCTACGTGTAAACGGGGTCTTGGGCGGGTCGGGCGTGATGACCTCGCGGCACCGCCAGCACACGCACTCGCCCATGTTGACCAGCGGCGCCCACGCCGCCCGCAGTTGCCGCCAACGCCGGGTCGACCCCGACGCCTTAAGCGACGAGGCCGAGGTGATCGCGGTCACAGTCACAGGATTCGAACACCCCACGTCGACCCGGCGGGCCTCAAAAATTCGAACACCAACGAAGTAGCCCCCCGGCTAGCACTTATGCCGGTTCCGGGGGAGTCAGGAAATTCGAACGCCTGTCCATCGAAAAGTTGCCCTGACCTGGGGAAATGCCGCGCAGGGGGGAGAAAAATGGCCAG